ATCTGAAAAAGTATTATTACCATTAATGATACATCAAAATTACAAGAAAAAAATTTTTAAACAGAATGATTTATCTTATGATGAAAAATTATACAAACTAGTAAAAATAACAGACTCAATATCAAGAGGTGATAACATAGAAACTAGTATTTATACAGATCAAAATTGGTATCTACAAAATATTCATGGATTTTATACTTGTTTAAATACATCTTATTGGATCAACAAATCAAATGATAATAAGATAAATAAATCAGATATAAAATTTAGTTCAGATTTAAATAAAACTTCATTAAAAAATATTAATAAAAAAAATATAAATAATTTACTAAAATTATTTCCTAAAAAATCTATTGAGGAAATATTAATGTTAAATAGAGTATGTAATAAATTAATAAAAAATAAAGAAATAGAAAAATTAATTAAAATCTTAAAAAATTATAATAAAGATATTACAATTAAAGATATTGAACTTTGTATCAAAATAGACAAAACATATCAATTTGTAGATATGAAAGCTTCTGAAAAAAAGAAAATCGGTGATTTAATTAAAACTATTTAAATGAAACTAAATCATATAATGTTATGAATTGTAAATTACCTTTCAAATTTAATGTAGTTAAAGACCACATTGAATTATCTAAATATAATAACAAATCTACAATCCATTCTTTTTGTTTATCATCAGTTATATATAACATATTTTCAGATAATAATTGATAATAAAATAATGATTTCTCATCATTTTCTTCTTTAAATAATCTAGCTGAACTTTTAATATTTTTTACATTTTTTATTATTTCTTTACTAACTCCAGGAATTATATTAGCCCACATAAATATATCATTTTTTAAAATTCCATAAAAATTAAATTTAAATTTAAATATATTATTTTTATACATAATATTTATTTTATTTTTATTTGATATATTAAATTCTTTGACTTTACTAAAATTAATAATTTTATTTATCTTTTTTTGTTTTGTTTTTTTAAACTTATCAATTTTCTTTATAATTTCCATTAAAAATATATAGAAAATTTTTATTCATAAAACAAATAAACTTTAAAAAAATATATTTCTAAACTATTATATATATATATAAATGGAATCTGCAACCACTATGAAAAAAGTGTTTTTATCTTTACTAACAAGATCATTTTCACAACCTCTTTTTGATGAAATTAAAAAAACATTTGATACAATCAAGTTACAAGTAGAAAATTTAGATGAAAATGAAAAAAATGATGAAGAAATAGCAATTACATTTCAACAATCATTAAAATCAATAAAACATGATTGGGATGAATCAAAAAAAACAACAGTTGCTAATAGTATGTTAGATCAAATTAAAAGTAATAGAATTAAAAAAAATTTAGAAGAAATTGATGTTAGTAATTTACTTAAGGCAACAATTATATCAAGTGTTTTGTCTGCAAATGAAAATTATAAAAATCTTGATAAATATATGAATTATAAAATTGAGGAATTTGTATATCAAGTATGCAGATCATGCTTTAGAAAAATATTTGCATATCCTGATTTTTTCCTTGAATATGAAGATTCTAATAGGATAAGAGATAATAATAATAAAATATTAGAATTTATAGAAAAATCAATAATAGAAACAATAGATGAAATATATATCAATGATAAAATTAATTATTACTTAGAAAATATAAATGAAAAAATAAATATTTACACTAATAAAAATGAATTATTAGGAGGAGAATCATTTAATAATTTAAATCCTGCTCCACAAATAATTAATAATACTAATAAACCTAATTATTTTGATAATATTAATCAGTCACAAAATAATTCAATTACAATGAATGGTGGATTTAATAATTCTAATGAAATATTTACTAATAATAAAAATGAAAATTTTAATAATCAACCTAATTTTGTTAATCAATCAAATAATATGGAAAATAAAATTAATAATATTTTAAAAGAAAAAGATATTGTATTATCTGATAGTAAAAAGTATAAATCTGAATCATCTATAATATCACAAATAACTAAAAACTCAAATAATAATTCAAATAAAGATTCTTCTATTGATAGTAAAGATGAAAAAATTAAACAAATTGTAGAAAGAGATTTAGGTACAACAGAAAATATCGAATTATATAAAGCAGAAAATAGTAATGATAAATATAGAGAAATTTTTTCAAATAGCTCTAATAAAAATGAAAAATTAAATCATTCATATTCTGAAAAAAGAAATACTACTGAAAAAAAAAATATAATTAACAAACAAAAATTTTTTAATAATTATTTAAATTTGTAAATTTTTTACTAAAATAAATTAATTAAAATTTCTATAAATTTTAATTATTATTTTGTATTGATACAGAAGGAGAAATAACATCTAATATTGCAAAAGAAATACCACCTATTGATGATATTTTTAATGTTTCTCCTATATTTAATTTATTTTGAGGGATATATCTTAAAGATACAAAGATAATAAAACTTAATAAAATATATTTTAATAATTTTTTTATTTTATTTATATAAGAAATATCAGTTTTCATTATAATAAAATAGAAATTATTTTTTCTACATTTAAATAATATGAAAGAATATTTTTTAATTTATAGTTTAATTATATTTTTAATAGTAATTTGGATTGATAGATCTAATAAATTAAATGATAAAAAGAAAAAAAATAATATAATAAAAATATTTAATGTTTTAAAACTTCCAGTACTATTAACATGTATATTTATTTTAACTATGAAATTTATATGTAATAATGAAAATAATAACAATTTAGAAGGAGGTGGAACTATAGCAAAAAAAATATTAAATATTAAATTTTTAACTAGTCCGCCTGACTTTTAAAAATAAAATATAATTATAAGTAATAAAAATAATGAGTTCTAAAAATGTTAAATTTGGAGCATCTAAGTTACAATTAAATAAATTTGATCTAAAAAAAATGGCACCATATTCTACAATTGCAATGATTGCTAAAAGAGCATCTGGTAAGAGTTACTTAACTCGAGAAATCTTATATCATAAAAGAGATATACCTACTGGAGTTGTTATTAGTAAAACTGAAAAATTAAATAAATTTTATGGAAAATTCATTCCAGATACCTATATATATGAATCATTTGATACAACTATTTTATCAAGACTATTTAATAGACAAAATAAATTATCAGAAGATAACAATAAAAGAACAGAAAATGGAAAAAAATTAAAAGACGATCGTGTTATTTTAGTTATGGATGATTGCATGAGTTCAAAAGGATCATGGGTAAAAGATGAAAATATATTAGAATTATTTTTTAATGGTAGACATCATCATGTATCATTTATTTTAACTATGCAATATTCAATGGGTATTCCACCTGAAATGAGAAGTAATTTTGATTACATATTTTTACTTGCTGAAGATTTTATATCAAATAGAAAAAGATTATATGAACATTATGCTGGTATGTTTCCATCTTTTGATATTTTTTCACAAGTATTTACTGAAGTAACATCAAATTTTGGTTGTATGGTTATTGATAATCGTGTTCATAGTAAAAATATAACAGATAAAGTTTATTGGTATAAAGCTAAAGAAGTACCAGATTTTAAATTAGGCTCAAAAAGATATAAACATTTTCATAAAAAAAAATATGATGATAATTGGAACAAAAAAGTTAAAATGTTCGATCCAATAAATGATTTTAATAAGAAAAAAAATAAATTCAAATTAATTGTAGAAAAAATAAAAAAAAAAGATTAATATAAAATTTATATAAATATATATTTTATAATAGTCTATTATAAATCTATTGATACTTCCTCTTTTTCATCGTCATTTTTAATTTTCTTTTGAATTGTATCATTCATTAACTCAAAATTTTCTCTTTTCTTTTGCATCTTTTCTAATTGTTCATCAATGTATTCTAAATTATATTCTAATTCTTTTCTTTCTTCTTCCGTTATATCATTTTTTAACTTTTCTTTCAACTCCTTCTTATTCTTAAATGATCTTAAAATATTCTCATCAATATTTTTCTTAATTTGATCATTCTTTCTCATCTCTTGATACATCTTAGACTTTTCTTGATTTTTTTTGTAACCATGCATTAATTCATTTAAATCTTTATTAGAATATTCACTTTCTTTAGCATCATCAGGATCAGGACTAAATGGTAACCATTTTCCCATTTCACCAACAAAAACATTATGATACTTATCTACTTTTTGTAATGTTTTGGCATGATCACATGCTTCTTCATAAGTAGCAAAACAACCACGTAATTTTAAACCATACTTTTTTATTTCTTTATCTTCTGGTACAAAAAATGATATACATGCAAATTTTTGATTATCAGGTAAAAGTAAATCTTCATCTAAATGATCTTTTTCGGAACTCATTAATATAGTAAAAAATATTTTTTTAAATAGCTATTTTTTTTATCAAATAAAATTAATCAATTACATGAAAATAATTAAAAATACAATTAATTATTTAAATGTAGAATAAAATTCCCATTTTAAAAATTTACAAAATTTTTTCCAAACTTGATCTTGTTCCATTAATTTTTGAGGAGATTTCAATAAAGGAAAATATTCTAATAATTCATCTAATTCTAATAATTCACAAAATTTATATAATATATATGAATATGAAAGAAAATTTTTTCTTCCTTTTGGTTTATAAATTTCCCAAGGCTCTTGAATCATCATGAACATCTTTAAAAATCTTTGTTCCGTTTGACCACTTATTTTAGGTGGAGGTAAATTACTCAATTTATTTATTATATATGGTATATGCTCATATAAATGATTATATCCTAATTTCTTTAAAATACCTTGCATCCTTTCTCTATTTAATTCTGATAAATCTCTTATTCTATTTCTATTAATTTCTTTTATTATATTAATACATACTTCATTTCCAATTTCAGTAGATTCTTTTGCTTGAAATTGATTTAACCACTCTCTAAAATGATTTAATCTTTTATATGGAGAATATTCTTTTATTCTTCTATCTTCATCTAATATTATTTCTTCCATTATTCCACAATTTGGACATATATATGAAGAAGCTGAATGATCTAATATTTTTTCAATTTGACAATCATTACAATATCTAATTCTTTTACTTCCATCATCTACATTAACTCTAACTCCATCTATTCTCTGGCAAAATTTTTCAAAAATTTTTGCTCTATTTAATTTTGGTGATTTTTCTTCTGATATTTTAGTAGGATTTAAATATTCTATTATACTTTTTGATTCAACCAACTTATTGTTAACATTATCTCTTATCTCATAATAATCTGTTATTAAATCACCAGCTTTATCATAATAATCCATTTCAGCAGTATTATTTTTTATAAAATCAATTTCATCTATTAAATTATCTTTTTTATTTAATAATTTTGCACGATTTTCTAAATCAATATTTACTAAATTGCTTTTATCAATTTC